CCGACGCGGAACGGATCGTTCATTCGCTATTCGCAAATAGCGAACGCAAACGCCGACTGAAGGAACGCTCTTTAACCTAAAAAACTAAGGAGAAAACCTCATGGCAAAAGTTATTTACAGAGGCGTAGAGTATGATACCCAAAAGCGCCTGGAGTATCAACAACAAATGATGCAGCAACCCCAACAGTACAACGAAACCTATCGTGGTGTTAAGTTCGTGAAGGAGGGGCATAAGTGATGAAAAAACTCAACGTACTTCAACTCATTAAAGAGCAGAAGCAAAAAGAGGAACGTCGTCACCAAGCACAACTTGCTAACGTAGGAGCAGGAAAATGATTGCTACGATTGCAGCAATTTCAGGTGCATCAGTAGCATTTATTTTTTTAATCTACGCTGAAATTTTATTGCTGAATAAGTAATGGATAATTACCATTACCACTATGATGATGCGGACAAGGACAGTAGAGGTCCTGCTTGTTATCTTTTAACATATCGGGGATGTAAATACTGGTCTTGTTATCGTATTCATTTGGTGCAATGGTTTGAAAAAGTTTTTCAATACGACAGGGAGGATTGACATCCTCCCTTTTTTTGTCTATAATATCTTTGACTAACTTAATAGAAATGAATAGAGAAAAACTTAAGTTGATTGTCAGAAACCTTGAGTCTCTGGTTGAATGTCTTAAGGAAGAGATTGGTCCTGATGTTAAGGATCCTCAATATGAAGAGATTAAAACATTTTTAACTGATTACGACGAAGTATTTTATGACGGAGAAGATGAATACGATGAACGATGAATTTGAGTTTATGAAACCTGAAGTAAAACTCATTAGCGTTACACCAGATGCAGAAAAGCATATGGCTTACTGTGCTCGGGTAAGTAATCCTGCTAATCAAGAAAACGAAAAGTTCTCTGGTCTGCTTAAGTATTGTATCCAACATCAACACTGGTCAATCTTCGAGCAGGCCAGCATGACTGTAGAGATTAATACGACTCGGGGAATCGCAGCCCAGATTCTTCGTCACAGGTCATTTACATATCAAGAGTTTTCGCAACGTTATGCTGATAGTACTCTTCTTGGTAAAACGATTCCTCTTCCAGAACTTCGTCGTCAGGATGATAAGAATCGTCAGAACTCAATTGATGACATCCCCGATTATCTCAAACTAACTCTCACTGAAGATATTCGCGTTCATTTTGAGCACTCTCTACGCCTCTATAATCGCCTCCTAGAAAAAGGAGTAGCAAAGGAGTGTGCAAGGTTTGTACTTCCCCTGGCAACTCCTACACGTCTTTATATGACGGGTTCCGTGCGTTCTTGGATTCATTATATCGATCTGCGTTCGGCTCACGGAACTCAGAAAGAACATATGGAAATCGCAGAACTGGTACGTTGTATCTTTACTTGCCAGTTCCCTTCCGTATCTGAAGCACTTGGTTGGACTCGTGATGGATGCTCTGAATGTGTGGACGCACCTTCTATTACTATCGAATAAATATTCTCATATAAAATGGAGGTCAAAATTGGCAACATATCCAGTAGTGAATAAAGTCACCGGTGAACAAAAAGAAGTAACAATGTCTGTTACTGAATGGGACCAGTGGAAAACCGATAATCCTGACTGGACACGGGATTGGTCGGATCCATCAACTTGTCCTTCATCGGGTGAAGTTGGTGAGGTATATGACCGTCTCAAAAAGTCTCATCCAGGATGGAATGATGTATTAAACAAGGCTTCAAAAGTACCAGGTTCAAGAGTTAAATCAATCTAATTTTATATGGCAAGAAGAAGAAGAGAAGATCAACCTATTGGCGTTGGAATGACTGCTAAGCAAATGAAAAGAAAGAAACCAATTAGTATGGATTTAATGAGAGGTATTGATCCTCTTACAGATAATCAGAAATTATTATTTGATGCTTATAAAAAGGAAAAACATTTAGTTGCTTATGGGTGCGCTGGTACAGGTAAAACCTTTATCACACTTTACAATGCTCTTAGGGATGTATTGGATGAAAGAAGTCCTTATGAAAAAATTTATATTGTAAGGTCTCTTGTTGCTACTCGTGAGATTGGTTTTCTTCCAGGAGACCATGAAGACAAATCTTCTCTTTATCAAATTCCATATAAGAACATGGTAAAGTATATGTTTGAGATGCCTGATGATGCATCATTTGAAATGCTTTATGGAAACCTTAAGACTCAAGGTACTATCAGTTTTTGGAGTACTTCTTTTATTCGGGGAACTACTCTGGATAATGCAATCATTATTGTTGATGAATTCCAGAATCTAAACTTCCATGAACTAGATTCAATTATTACTCGTGTTGGTGAGAATAGTAAGATTATGTTCTGTGGTGATGCTACTCAGAGTGATTTGATTAAGACGAATGAAAAGAATGGTATCATTGACTTTATGAAGATTCTTCGTGCCATGTCTTCAATGGATATCATTGAATTTGGTGTTGATGATATTGTCCGTTCTGGATTTGTAAAAGAGTATATCCTAGCAAAAATGCAAACTATTGTATGATTTTTGAACATGTAGAATTGGATCTACCAGTTCTTGAAAGGGAACTGATAGACAATGTGAGATACTATAAGTTACCCTCAGGTAATAAAAAGTTAGTATCAATCACTTCAGTAATTAGTCATTATAAGAAAGATTTCTTTAATGCGTGGAGAAAGAGAGTAGGAGTAGAAGAGGCAGATAAGATTACTAAGAGAGCAACAAGTCGGGGAACCGATATGCATACTCTTGTTGAATATCATTTATTGAACAAAGAACTTCCTTCAGTCCAACCAATTTCGGAGCATCTCTTTAAGATTGCTAAACCGACATTAGAGCGCATAAATAATATCTATGCGCTTGAAGGTGCGTTGTACAGCGAAGTTCTTGGTATTGCAGGTACTTGTGACTGTATAGCAGAATTTGATGGTGAACTTTCAATCATCGATTTTAAGTCATCAAAACAACCAAAACCAAGAGATTGGATTGATGGATATTTTGTTCAGTGTGCAGCATATGCAGCAATGCTCTATGAACTCACTGGACTAGTAGTTAAAAAGTTTGTAATTATTATGTCCTGCGAAGACGGGGATTGTGTGGTTTACGAAGAACGGGATAAGAAAAAATATCTAAAATTGCTTACAGAATATATTAGAAAGTTTGTTAATGATAAGTTAAACGAATTGACTGAATAAGAAAATGCTGATATACTCAGTATAAGTTTACGTTTAAAATTTTGCATATAACAGTTTTAGGTCAAATGGAAAATGAATTAGAAAAAGTTTTAGAAAGTAAATTCTTCTGTCCATCAAAGTTCGCACAAGAGATTGAAGGGCTTGTTCAGATTAATCCTGAAATGAATTACATTGATGCCATCATTTATTTCTGCGAACAAAATGGTATTGATTTAGAGTCAGTTCCGAAACTAATTTCTAAACCATTGAAAGAAAAGATTAAATATGAAGCAATGGAACTAAACTTCCTGAAGAAAACATCCCGTGCAAAGTTAGTATTTTGAATGGCACCATTTGATTGTTATAAAACTTATTTGGCATTAAAGAATCATTTCACTAAAAGTTCATACGATTATCATAAGTACAACAAAAAGACGAGAGCAAGTCTTCAATCTTTCTATAAACGTAAAGACAGGTTCTGGTTTGAGAAGTTGTCCAGGCAAAAAGATGAGAAAGAAGTTGAAGACTTTTTTGTAGCAAATTTTGTCTCTTGTAATGACCCAGAAACACTTTGGATTGGTGAGATTATAAAAGAAGGGGAGGATAGGTACACTCAGTGGCAGAAGAAAGTACAATCTCTTTCCTATGTTTTTAAAGAAGAATCCGAAAGTCTATTCGAAGAGAATAAGTTTGAAGATGTTTTTAACTGCTCTAAGGGACATCCACCTCTTCTAAAAAAATTCCTTATCGGTAAAATTAGTATAGAAACCCTAGTCATTTACAATAAGATATTCCTGTTCGGGAATAAGTTTGATAAGAAACTTAAAGACCCTGTATGGGAAACCGTAAGTCGCAGAATTAAGAAATACGAACCTTTCCTACATATAGATGTGCTGCGTTATCGCAAAATTTTAAAGCAATTAGTTCTAGGAGAGCAATGAGTTTTTTTGATTCTGATGTC